CGTTACTGCTCTTGCATATAGCCCGACGAAGGCACAGAGAGATACTCTCTATAAGAACGGCGTTAACCCGATCGCTAACATTCCTGGTCAAGGCGTGTTGCTCTTCGGTGATAAGACGTTCTTGTCTCGTCCTTCAGCGTTTGATCGTATCAACGTACGTCGTCTGTTCTTGATCCTCGAAAGAGCGATCGGTAGAGCAGCTGAACAAGTCTTGTTTGAGTTCAACGACGAGTTCACTCGTGCAGAGTTCGTAAACATCGTAGAGCCAGTACTTCGTGAAGTACAAGGTAGACGTGGTATCACTGACTTCCGAGTCGTATGTGATGAGACCAATAACACCGCGGCTGTCATCGATCGCAATGAGTTTATCGCTAGCGTGTTCATCAAACCAGCTCGCTCGATCAACTATGTGACTCTGAACTTCGTGGCCGTCAGAACTGGCGTCGACTTCGAAGAAGTCGTTGGCACAGTTTAATCTAGCGTCATAGGAGAAATAAAATGGCAATTTTAGGAGTTGACGATTTTAAGTCAAAGCTCAGAGGCGGTGGCGCTAGACCTAACCTGTTTAAGGCGACCATCAACTTCCCAGGTTATGCTGGTGGAGATGCTGAACTGACTTCGTTTTTGTGCGAAGCAGCTCAGTTGCCTGGTTCAACGTTTGGTGTCATCAACGTACCGTTCCGCGGTCGTATCTTAAAGATGGCAGGTGATCGTACATTCCCTGAATGGACAGTCACCATCATCAACGATACTGACTTTCAGGTACGTAACGCGATGGAGCGTTGGATGAACGGTATCAATTCGCACTCAGCGAATACCGGTCTTGCAAGCCCAATCGCATACGAAGCTGATCTATTCGTTGATCAGCTTGATCGTAGCGGTAACGTGTTGAAGCGATATACTTTTAGAGGTTCATTCCCTCAAGAGTTGTCTGCGATCGACGTGAGCTATGCTGCGGTTGATGAGATTGAGCGTTTTCAGGTAACATTCGCCTATCAGTACTTCGAGTCTGATACGACGTCTTAATCGTTCGATAGATAGATCGGGGAGGAAACTCCCTGATCTTCAAAGGATTTTAAATGGCAGACAATAGATCGATTAAATTATTTGGTTTTGAGATAAAGAGGGCAAAGGATGGGTTAGAAGACCCAAAGAAAAAGCCGTCTATCGTTCCAGCGCGTGATGACGACGGGGCTGGCTATGTGACTGCCAGTGGTGCGTACTTTGGTCAGTATCTTAATATTGATGGTGATGAATCGAAAGACAACCATCAGCTGATCATGCAGTACAGAGGAGTCGCGACTCATCCTGAAGTTGATATGGCGATCGAAGACATCGTCAATGAGTCGATCAGTTCCTCAGAGCTTCAACAAAACGTTGATATTAACTTAGACAACGTTGAAGTTTCAGATGCTATCAAGAAGCAGATCAAAGAAGAGTTTGATAACGTATATGCTATGCTCGATTTTGGTGAGTATGGTCATGACATCTTTAAGAGATGGTATGTTGATGGTAGGTTGTACCATCATTTGGTCGTGAATGAGTCTAACCTCAAGGCAGGCATTCAAGAGATTCGTCCTATCGACGCGTCTAAGATTCGTAAAGTCAAACAGGTTAAGAAGAAGAAAGATCCTACATCTGGTGTTGAACTCATTGAAAACGTTGAAGAGTTCTACATCTATCAAGAAAAACCCGGCGCGCAAACAGGTGGTGTAAAGCTTACGAATGACTCTGTGAGCTATGTGACTTCTGGTTTGTTGTCAGAAGATCGTAAGAAGGTCGTATCATACCTGCATAAGGCACTCAAGCCTATCAACCAATTGCGTATGATGGAAGACTCGTTGGTCATCTATCGTCTTGCTCGTGCGCCTGAGCGTCGTATCTTCTATATTGACGTGGGCAACTTGCCAAAGGGTAAAGCTGAAGAGTACATGAAGAACATCATGGCCAAGTATCGTAATAAACTTGTCTATGATGCAAAGACAGGTGAGATCAGAGATGATCGTAAACACATGTCAATGTTAGAAGATTTTTGGCTTCCACGTAGAGAAGGCGGTCGTGGTACTGAGATCACCACGTTGCCTGGCGGTGAGAACCTAGGGCAGATCGATGACATCATCTATTTCCAAAAGAAGCTGTATCGTTCATTAAACGTACCTATCAATCGTCTCGAACAAGAAGCACAGTTCTCACTTGGTAGATCGACTGAGATCAACCGTGATGAGTTAAAGTTCCAGAAGTTTATCGATCGTATCCGTAGAAGGTTTGCGCATCTGTTCTATGGTGTATTGAAGAAGCAGTTGATCCTCAAAGGTATTATCACTGAAGAAGACTGGAACGAGTGGAAGAACGACATTGCTATCGACTATGTTCGTGATAACCACTTCACTGAACTACGTGATGCAGAGTTGTTACGTGAACGTGTCACGATGTTAGATCAGATGCAAAACTATATTGGTGAATTCTTCTCGAAAGAGTTCATCTATAAAAATGTCCTTATGTTTACTGACGATGAAGTTGAAGACATCAAGAAGCAGATTGAGGATGAGAAGAAGTCTGGTGAAATTTCTGATGGTGAGGAAGAGCAAGCACAGGGCGGAGCTCCTGGTCAAGCTCCTCAACCAGCAGCACAACCAGCCGGTGAAGAAGCAGGAGGATTCCCGACTGCACAAACAGAAAGCTTTAGGAGAGTTAAATGAATGATAATGTCAAAGAACTAATCCAATATGCGTTGGATCAGGACTATAATAAGGCGAGTGAAGTCTTTGGTCAGGTAATGACCATCAAAACTCAAGACGTGCTTGATCAGATGAAGGTCAACCTTGCAGGTCAGATCTATAATGGCCAAGAGGCAGAAGAAGATGATGATGCACTGGCTGATATGAGCGACGAAGAGATCGATGCAGAGCTTGAAGACGCTCCTGAGGTCGACGATGAAGATCTCGAGGTCGACGAAGAAGATACTGAAGAAGACGAAGAAAAGTAAAGTCTAAATTCATTTTATTATAAATAATTAGCAGAATGTCAAGATATGAAATCATTTCGTGACGTAAGAGGTAAGAAGGAAAAACCCGTTTATTCGAAAAAAATAAACGGTTTTTCGGTTGAAGTTCGTAAGAGTTCTGGCAACTTTGAAGCGTATGTCGATGGAGATATGCTTGATAGCTTTAGGACACAGAACGATGCAGTGAAAGCTGCTACGGAATTCATTAAACAATATAGGGATTAAGATGAAACTTATTGCGGAGTTTACAGATCAGCATATTGAAGTGCTGACCGAAGCCAAAGAAGGCGGTGGTAAGAAGTATACCATCGAAGGCATCTTTGCGCAAGCTGAACAAGCAAATAGAAATCATCGCATTTATCCCCGACAAATCATGGAATCTGCTGTTGGTAAGTATGTTACCGAGCAGGTTGCAAAAGGTCGTGCTGTTGGAGAGCTGAACCACCCGGAAGGCCCAACAGTCAACCTTGATAAAGTTTCGCATAAGATCGAATCCTTGGATTGGAGAGGAAACGATGTTATCGGAAAGGCCACTATTTTGGATACTCCAATGGGCAAGATCGTTCAAGGTCTGCTCGAAGGCGGTGTTCAACTAGGGGTTTCAACTCGTGGTATGGGAAGTCTAATGCGTCAAGGTAACGTGAATGTCGTCAAGGACGACTTTCTTCTGAACGCGATTGACATCGTGCAAGATCCATCAGCACCTGGAGCTTTTGTAAATGGGATTATGGAAGGTGTAGAGTGGGTCTGGAATAACGGTATCATTGAAGCTAGGACAATTGAAAAGATGGAGACTGAAATTAGAAAAGCTCCGCGTAAGGGACTCTATGAGGCCCAGGTTCGTGAGTTCAAAAATTTCCTCTCGTTGCTCAAAACTAGAAAATAAGGAGTCCTACATGGCTAAAGATCAGATGGATCAAGAAGTCGAGCTCCATGACGACAACGAAGTTATGGAAGAAGGCCACGATCCCAAAAATGCTGAAGCTCAGTCTGTAGCATCTGTTGCCGCTGCTGGCGATAAAGCACCTACTGCAAAGAAGTTGCCTAAGTCTAGCACGAAACAAGACCCAATGCAAAAACTTCCTGGTACCAAAGCTGGCATGATTAATGCTGCTTACACCAAGATGTCTGGCATGAAGAAAGAAGATCTTGCTATTCTTATGAGCAAGATTATGGCTGAAGAGACCGAAGGCGAAGACGCTGTTGTTGCTGAAGAGCAACAGATTGCTTATCAAGCCGACTTCTCTGATGACCTGAAAGCTCTTGTCGAGGGTGAAGCTACACTGTCTGAAGAGTTCAAAGATAAAGCTGAAGTTATCTTCCAAGCTGCGATTAAATCGAAGCTGAGCGAAGAGATCGACAGACTCGAAGAGAAGTACAACGAAGAGTTGGCTGAAGAAGTCAAGTCTACGAAGGAAGATCTCGTCGAGAAAGTTGACAGCTATCTGAACTACGTTGTTGAAAAATGGATGGAAGACAACAAAGTCGCTATCCAAACCGGTCTTCGCACTGAGATCGCTGAGAAGTTCATGACTGGTCTGAAAGACCTGTTCACTGAGTCTTACATCGAAGTTCCCGAAGGTAAGGTTGACCTGGTTGACGAATTGGCTGAAACAGTTGATGATCTTGAGCAGAAGCTCAACTCAACTACTGCTGACGCTATCCGCATGGCTGAAGAGCTCGAGACTTACAAGCGTGATGCTATCATCCGCGAGTCTGCTCGTGACCTCGCCGAAACACAAGTTGAGAAGCTGAAGTCTTTGGTTGAAGACATCGACTTTGAAGATGCTGAAACTTTCGCTAAGAAAGTCCAGACCGTCAAAGAGTCATACTTCACGAAGAAGTCTGCTACCGAGTCTGCTCAAGAGATCCAAGAAGACGAAGACGGTGAAACCGTTGTCGCTCCTACTGGTTCGATGGCTCAGTACCTCTAAGCCTTGAAGAAAACTGCTAATAAGTAAGGAGTAATTCCAAATGCAACAGTCTTATGACAAGCTCATTGAAAAATGGGCACCGGTCCTGAACGAAGAGTCAGCCGGATCAATTAAGGATTCACACCGTAAAGCTGTTACGGCTCAGATCCTTGAAAACCAAGAACGTGCTTTCGCTGAGCAGCGTGCCCAAATGGGTATGTTGTCGGAAGCCCCCACCAACGTTACCACGGCTGCCGCTAACTGGGATCCCGTGTTGATCGCTTTGGTCCGTCGTGCTATGCCTAACCTCATGGCTTACGACATGTGCGGCGTTCAGCCGATGACTGGCCCTACCGGCTTGATCTTCGCAATGCGCGCTCGCTACAAGAACGTCAAGTCTGGCGTTGGTGTTAACACCGAAGCTTTGTTTGACGAAGCAGCCGTTGGCTTCTCTGGCGACTCTGACACTACTGCTAACGGCGGTACGTCTGGTCTGGAAGGCGTTAGCGATACTAACTCTGACAGCTCTATCGTTGACTCTGGCGGTGCTTACGTTCCTCGTACGCCTGACCTGTACAGCACGACTGAAGCTGAAGGTTTGGGTGACGGCGGTTCTCGTGACTTCGCTGAGATGGGCTTCACCATCGAAAAAGCCACGGTTACTGCTAAGAGCCGTGCGCTGAAAGCTGAGTACAGCTTGGAATTGGCACAAGACCTGAAAGCAATCCATGGTCTGGATGCCGAAACCGAATTGGCCAACATCCTCTCTACCGAGATCTTGGCTGAAATCAACCGCGAAGTCGTTCGTACCATGAACTCGCAAGCTAAGATTGGTGCTCGCCAATCTGGTCTGCAAGTCAACGGTATCTTCAACCTCTCTACCGACGCCGATGGCCGTTGGAGCGTTGAGAAGTTCAAGGGCTTGATCATCCAGATCGAGCGCGAAGCTAACGTTATCGCTAAAGAAACCCGTCGTGGTAAGGGCAACTTCCTGGTTTGCTCTTCTGACGTCGCTTCTGCCTTGGCCGCTTCTGGTATGTTGGACTACGCTCCTGCAATGTCTACCAGCCTGAGCGTTGACGACACCGGTAACACCTTCGCTGGTGTTTTGAACGGTCGCACTCGCGTTTACATCGATCCGTATGCCACGACTGACTATGTCACCGTCGGCTACAAGGGTACTAACCCCTATGACGCTGGTATGTTCTACTGCCCGTACGTTCCTCTGACGATGGTTCGTGCCGTTGGTGAGAACACCTTCCAGCCGAAGATCGGCTTTAAGACCCGCTACGGTATGGTTTCCAACCCCTTCGTGGACGTTGGCAACATGTCTGGTCGCGACGGCCTCGCAGCTGCTCGTAGTAACCAGTACTACCGTATCTTCCGCGTGGACAACATCCTCGCCTAAGAGTAAAAAGAGCCTGCAAAAGGCCTTTCAAAGGAACCCTCGAAAGGGGGTTCCTTTTTTTATGAGGTTATGGTATAATGTATAAATATAGCTATGGCACTCACAACTAATATCAATTATCTCCAACCGACTTCCTTCAAGCTCGTGCTTGACCGGAAGAATTATCCTAACTTGGAATTTTTCTGTCAGAATGTTACGCATCCTGGCATGATCATGAATGCTGCTGAGTTGCCTTTCAGAAAAATCACGGGCATCCCATTCCCTGGAGACAAACTCACCTTTAACGAGCTTTCGGCCAATGTCATCTTAGACGAAGATATGATCGGGTATCAAGAGATGTATAGTTGGATTCGTAGGCTACTGGACGAAGACATGCGTTCACCGTTACAAAGGACAAGAGGTACTCCTCCTCACACCGCAGACATCACATTACATATCTTATCGAGCGCCAATACGACGACCAAACAGATAAGGTATCGTGACTGTATCCCTACAGCATTAGGAGATGTACAGTTCGAGTCAACTGCGACTGGATCTGAGTTCATCACGTTTAATGCATCATTTCGATTCACTTACTTTGAACTATTGAGTGTAAATAAGACTACTGGTGCTATCACCGAATCTTTTACAGTAACACAATCTTTATAATGGAGTTATATCATGATGGATCTT